TTCACGAGCCAGTGCTAACGCAATTTTTTCTCGATTACCCTGGGCTTCGGCAACTTCTAAACGAGTTTGTGCGAATACAATCTGACGAGCCGCGATATAAGCCGAATCTTCTGACAAGTCGTTACCTGCCTTAAGTGCAGCAGAACGTTTTTTAATTAACTCTACATTTTCTCTAGTAAATGTATTTATTTTTTCAAGCTGGCTTGTATCAACGGCTGGGGTATTAGCAGAAACAATTCCACGAGATAGCTCTGTTAATCGTTGTTCGTAAGCTTTGCGGTTGCCAACAATTCCAAACTGGCTTGTTTCCGTAGCAGCTTGTGCTTGCGCTGCTTGGAAAGCTTGGGGGTCTAAATTTGCTGCAGCGCGTTGGATCTCAGGACCGGTAAGTGCTTTTACAAAATCAGTAATTAAATTTGTTACTACAGTAATTGCAGGTACAAGTTCAGAAATAACAGTTACAAAAAGTTTGGCAGTAGCATCCTGCAGCTCATCAAAAGCACTGTCGAGTTCGCGCAAATTATTGACTTGCTCTGGACGAATGCCTGTACGTTCCAGGACCAGCAAAAAGGCTTCAGTTGCTCGACCTTCCTCTAACAACAGTTTTACGCGCTTTTCCGTAGCACTATTAACGTTGAATCCAATCTGCTTAACTTGGTCTAGTGTGTCGTTGACACTAGAAAAAGCGTTACCGAGATTTCTAGCTGAGCCAACAAGGCGATCAATTACAGAGCCGACCGCTGAAAGACCAATACTAAGTTCAAAGCCAAGTTCTTTGCCGCCGATCGCACCACCAAGCGCACCACCAATGATGGAACCCGGCCCGCCACCAAACAGCAGCGGGAAACCAGCACCAACAATACTTGCGCCTTGTGCTTTTCTTGCTGCTTGAAGTTCTAGTTTTGCTTTTCGGGCAACTTGATCTGCTGTGCGTTTTGCTGCTCTAGCATTTTTATTTCTAAGTGCGAGTTGAGCCCTAAGCCTTTTATTGGATTCCCTTTCCAAGCGTTCTTGTTGCTGTCTTCTTTTAGCTTGAAACTTAGGGCTACCAATTAAGGTTGCGCTGCCGCGAATAGGCGAACGAGGAGCTGCGGTTGTTTTTGCGGCTCTAGCAATACGTTCGTAGTATTCTGCTTTTTTACGCAAAGAGCTGTCTGAACCCAATACGCTTTGTGGGCGCATAGGAGACGACAAAGGTTTTATTGATTTAGCAATACGTTCGTAGTATGCGGCTTTCTGCTTTAATGCTTGGGGCGTATCTAAAACTGTGCGAGCAGGCCCAGCTGATAAAGGACTCGCAATCTGCCTGCCGGGTTTACCTAAGAACGTAGAATACCGACGCTCTAGCGAAGACAACTGACGCTTTAACCTAGAAAAAGATTCCTTAGCAAGATCTGTTTGTTTCTTTGAGTTTTGAAGTGCTAAAGTGTTTATTGTTCTTTCTATTTTGCCTATCTCGGCAGCCGTCGCTCCAACAGCTTTTAAGGCATTTATTCGTTTTCTTATAGATGTTGTTATTTCTGAGCTGGTTGCATTTTGCGCTCTTTGTGTTCTGTTAATTTCTCTTTGTGTTTGCAGTTCTTTTTCTAAAGCAGCGTTTACAGCGTTTTGAACACCTAGTTTTTTAGGGGTCTGCTGGCTAACGCTAACAAGCTGGTCAACACGAGTCTTGCGCTCGCCTTGTACGCCTGCGCGTGTTAAGTTTCTAACTAAAGTTTCTTGTCTTTGTAGCGCAGCGTTAAGACGAAGTTGATTTTCAAGTCTTCGTTCTCCTGCTTTTTCTCGTAGCTTTATTTCTGCTTTTGCTTTAGCTATGTCTCGGCTTGTTTCATCTAAAACAGCTTGTCGAAGTTTTGCTCTAGGGCTGCTTATTGCTTTAATTTTCTTTTCAAGTTCCGCAAGCTTTTTAAATGCTTGTTGAGCATTAAGGATTACGTTTACGTTGGCGTCGTACTTAGCCACAGTGCGCCGTCAAAGTCCTAGAAGATAGTCTAGCGACGGCGGCGCTTGGCTTTATCTATTTCTTTTTGCTGCTCGTCATTGAGCACCTTGAAGTAGGCGCTCCAGCCAAGCAGCTCCTCTGGGGTCATGGTGGCGCGAACTTGCGACAAGGTCATGCCCAGTTCTTTGGCAACGCCGAACTGCAGCATGAGCCAGTTGTCTTTGCGAAGTTCTGCGCTTAAGAGTTTGGGTCCATGTCAGCGGACTCATCCTCGGTAAGGATTGCCAGCATCAGCGATTGGAGGTCTTTGTCCTTCACTTCGTTTTTCAAAATGTCAATCTCGCCAGCACTAAACATCTTTTGACCGTTTTCGTCTAAGGCTTTGGCGACCAGAAGCTGTAGAGCAAAAGCGTTTGCATCATCAGATTTTGCGTTCCTCGTAGCACGCTCACGCTCAGCCATTACCAGCGGCGTGGAGTAAAACGTGAAAATCGTTCCATCCGAAAGTTCGACTTCCTTTTTGACTGGTTCGAGGTTGGCTGCCTTACGAAGCTTGTCGATTGCACGCAGATTGCTGGCGGGCATTTGAATTACAGATGTATGCGTCTAATGTAGCGGATTAGCCATGAAAAAACCCCGGCGGATAACTGGGGTTATCACCCTTATTCGGATTCTAAGTTATCAGGACTTAGCGAAGTCGAAAGTCGGGGTGGTGGTTGGGCGGAAGTTGATGTCCACAGCCTGGGCGTCATCAGGGTTGATAGCCAGGTTTGCGGAAGTCAGGTTGGCTTCAAACTCGATGGAACGGCTCAGGGTATCGTTCAACGTGCCACCGCTGAACACTTGGTCGGTGTAGAGCTTGAACTTTGCGCCGGTCTGAATACGCAGAACCACGTCTTCCACCATCCGGTTGCCCAGGGTGTCGTCAGTGTCGGTGAAATACACCGTTGCGCTACCCGAACCATCCGCAAAACCCGCAATGAAGGTACGGAAGGGAACGTACTGACCGGGAGCAGCGCCGATAGTCGTAACGTCGATTTCGTCACGAGTAATCTCGAAACTCCACTCACGCACCTGACCCACAGCAGTGAAAGCTGAATACTCAACTTGGAACTTGTTGGGGGCTGAAACAGTGCCGGTGTCGGTAATGGTGATGGTCGAACCACCGGAAGTAGCGGATACCTGCATCACACCCGTGGTGTTGACGTAGGAGATGACGTAGTAAACCATGCCAGCCACAATGCCAGCGGGCAGAGTGCCGGTTCCGGTACTGCCGTCAGTGGTGTCAACAACACTGAAAACAACAGGGTCGCCAACCTTAAAGTTCAGAAAAGGCGCGACGGTGATGGTGTCTCCAGTGGTGTCAATACCAGTGGAGTCACACTGGCCCAGGGTGCCAGCAGGTTTGTAATACAGGGCACCCGAGGTGCCGGACAGAACGGTGGCGGCCATTGGCGTACCGAAGAATGTGGTTTTCTGCGGGCACTGCCCGGCTTTTTATAGGATAGCCCTTTTATTAACTGAGCACAGTTGCTGTATAGCCCGTGTCGATACGACTAACAAAATGAGGCGATGTTTCATCAGACATAAATGACGGGCCATCAATCTCTCCTACGCGGAAAAATACACCGCTGTTTGTTTTTTCTGTGTCGTTGAGTGTTTCTAATGCGGTGACGGCTGTATTTACCAGCGTCTGGTTTCGTGCTGGGCCACGGCCTTTTTCGGTAAACACGCGAATAACAACCGCACCACGCGCAAAGTCAACGCTACCTGTCAAGGTTGGTTCGTTTGTGATTCCGAAGGTCACATTGACTCGAACGTATTCGGTTGTGGTGTTTTTAGGCGCGGCTGTAATGTTGTCGAAGTAAACCGGCACTGGCGGCGTCAAGCTGTTGAATGCAGTCAGCAATGGGTTTTCAACGGCTGCGCGAATAGCTTGGTAGTCCATTAACCGAATCCTCGTGCTTTACCAAATCTAAGGGGCTCTTTAAAACCTCTTTTAAAACCTTTAGCGAGCGAGCTGCTTAGGCCGCCACCTCTGCCAAAAGTAAACCACCAGTCAGCCGGTGCTGTGCTAGTTGCTTTGCCTGAACCGCTCACTTCGCCGCGTGTTGCGCCTTCGTCGCGTCTGCCAGTTGTAATATCTTTTGTGGTGACAACGCGCTCCGGTATCTCCTGATCTGGAAGCGGTTTTGTGTACGGAACTAGGTCCATAGCTTGAGCTGCGTAAGGAGACGTATTAACGATTGAGTAGACACCTGTGGTTTTAAACTTCGTCTTCGGAACATTTCTAAGGGTGTAGTTGTAAAGCCCGCTGCTGTTACGAGGGCCGCCAGCAGATTTGCCGGGAGCAATCGTGTACCAAGAAGACGAAAAATCACCTGTATAACCAGGACCGGCTTTGACCAAGGCATTCATGATTTCCACTGCGGCTTCAGCAGCGCCTTGAATCGTCAGTGCTTCGAGGTCACGAACCAGAAATTGTATGTCGCGCTTAGCCATTACTGGGGCCTCGCAATGATGGTGTGCAGGATTGGGTCGTCGCCGCGTTTGGTGTTGATGTCGATCAGCTTGGCTTCGCGGGTTTCGCCTGCTTCCGTATAACGGATGCGGTCGGCTTGCAGCGGGTAGTAGTCACCCAGCTCTGATGCGCCAAAAATCACCTTTAAATCGGTGGTTTGATACAAACCGTCATATTC